AGTGAATACTTCGTACAGGATTACGTCCATCGGTGCTGCCTCCGGGCTGGGTTAGTTGTCGCTATTGACCGTAGCGGCTGCCTGTGCGGTAGTGGTGAATATCTGTTTGAACGCTTGTTTCACGCGGTCTGGGTCTTGGGCGAACGCCAGTTCGATTTCGATGTGGAACCAGTCGCCGCCAGGTGCGCCTGTGAACGCGGGTTTCGTGGGTTTCTGCCATGCTTCGGCGGCTGCTGGCTTGACGATGCCGACGCCGGCGCGGTCGCAACGCCATGAACGGCCGTACGGTTGCGGCCAGTAGTCGATCACTAATTGGATGCCTAACGGTTGCCAGTTGGTCAGCGCGGTCCGTAGCCAATCCATTGCTATTCGGCGGCCATCCGATACGCCTTTGCTGCTGGATTTCATGTACCGATATGAAAGGTCCATTGCGACGCCACGCGCATGGTTTGATATCTGTCCGGGCTTGCCGCGTATGTCGCGCACTACCCAGGTGCCGTTGTTCCACAGTGCGCCGCCGCTTGTGCGGTTCGCTTGTCGCGCCCATTCTTCGCACCCTGGTAGCGGTGCCTTGGCGACCGGGTATGTGGATACGACGTACGGTTTCGGCACGCTTTACTTCTTGGGCTTGTCGCCTAGTTCCTTGTGATGCCCGAAGAATGACGCCAGGTGTGGGTCGTTGATCTTCGATGAAATGAACGCCAGCAACGCGGTGGCCAGCGGCATACACATTGCGATCAGTGCCGGGTCTACGCCTGCGTTGGTTGCCCAATACACGCCAATGCCCAGCAGACCGCCTTTTACGGTTTGGTCGGCTGCCTGCTTCGTTGCACCGTTCATAATTCAGGGTCCACTGGCAATGGTTGAAACTGTCCATCAGTGACCGTTGCACCGATCCACGCATAATTGTCAGGCGTTGATTCAATCCATACGCCAGGTTGTTCAGCAATCCACGCGGCATCAGCCACGACGATGTTCACGCATACGTCATTCACAATTTCGCCCCAGGTTTGTTCGGTCATGGCACGTTGTATTCTATGATTACAAGGCCGCTACCGCCGGTAGATGTGCCAGGGTCTGCCGCGCCACCCGCACCAATCGTTACGGTCACGCCCACACCCGGCGTACAAGTTCCATACCCCATCACAAATTCGGCCGGTAAGCCGGCAAGGATTTGCCCATTAGTAGTACTGCCCCATGATTGAATTACTGGTTGGCCGCTATTGGCTGCGCCGCCACAATTGCGAATGACAAAAGCCGGCGTACCACGCGGATAATACTGACCGCTACCACCTGTGCCGGTAATCGTTCCGCTGGAAAATGCCACTGACGAATTACCGCCGTCGCTGCCACCACCGTCACCAAATCCGCAACCACCACCGCCACCCTTGACATATGCAACCGCCGACGTAACGCCAGTTGGGGGCGTCCATGTGCCGCCAGCCTTGAAAATGTCAATACGTCGTTTAGACCCTGGCACATATTCCAGCCAAACGATGCCTTGTTTTCCTGCTGAACCATTTGTGCCGGCCGTACCGCCTGCGCCGACCGTGACTGTAAGTGTGCCGCCGGGCGTTACCGCGCCGCCGGCCCGGACGTATGCCCCGCGATTGGCTTGCAGGATTGTGACCACGCTGCCGTATTTAGATGTAATGGCTGGGTCACCATAATTTGCACCCGTTTTGTTGGTTGCTACGGTGGTACTACTTGTGTCGGTTGTACTCATTGGCGAACCGCCTAACGCGGTAATTGTTCCAGCAGCGAACGCCACTTGCGATGTTCCACCGGTTCCACCGGCTGTGGCACCTTGCCCGGTTCCACCGCCACCGCCAATCATGTGGGCCACTACATAATCGACGTTACTTGGCACGTTCCATGTATTCGACCCGGTGGTTGTAAATGTGACTACTTGGGTTGCCCCTAGGGCGCTGCCACCGCGAAAAAATATGGCGCTTGACGCTGACGTGAAGTAAAGGCTGCCACCCTCCCATTGCGCCAATGCCAGGCTGCCAGCAGTGTTCACAGTGCAGGTACCTGCCGTGACTGTACAAGTACCTGCACCGATGTTGTGAATCCATACGGTGTCGCCAGCCGTGAAAATGCTGGTATTGACCGTGATGGTCTTAGCGGTTGCCGCGTTCATGACGATGCGTTTACCGGCGTCGCCGGCTACCAGCACATATGAATCGGTTTTGGTGTCCACCGTCCAGTTGTAATCATTCTGTTGAAGCGTGGCCATATCGGACGCTTCCAGCACTTGTCCCGCCGTGAAGGTCTGTTTCATATCGGTTAGCCTAGAACATTGTCGGCGTCTAGCACGCCATAAACCGGGTTGTCCAGAATCAGTTCGTACACCACTGTGGTGGGGCTGGTCCAGAACCGTACGGTATGGCCGGTGTCGAACGTGATGGTCCCGTCGATGCCTTCCACTGACAGTTCTTCCGCGATCGTCCCAACCCCGGTGACGGTCTTGGCGACGCTGATCGTGTCGCCAATATCGACGGCGGCGGCGGCGTCCCGTTGGGTGTTGGTCAGCATTAGGAACGCGGTCTGCACGCTTGTGAACCTGGGGGATGGTTGGCCGTCAATCAGGTACAGGGCGGCGTCGTCTAGTTCTGTTTGTTCGTGAAGCAGGCTGTTGGTGATTGATTTGGTCTGAATGAAGTACTGGGCCTGGCTGGGTAGGTCATCAGCGGTGCCGGTATCACCGTCCAGGCCGGTGACGACGGCGCGGTTCACGACGTTGCTGGCGTCGAATTCGATCTGTATGTCGTTGTATTTGGCTTGCAGCGGGTTGGTATCGCTGAAATCGATGACAGGGCCGGACAGGGTGGTGCCGACACGCGGCTGGAATGTCAGCACGCCGTCGGCTGCCATGAACAGGCGGCCGAATTCCGCGGTCTGGTTGATTTGTTGGGCGTAAACCAGGGCATTGGTGCCGGCTGGCACCGTGTATGCCGCGTCGTGGCCCAGGTTCACGGTGCCTGGGTCAATGTCGCGCAACGCGCCAGGAAACAGGTTCACTTCGGGTAGGTCCAGCATTGAGTCGATGCGCTGCCCTGACGTTTCGCTGGTCACGTTCCATTCGTCCAACACGGCCTGGGACAGTTGATAGAACCCATCTACGCATTGCAATATCACCGTGTTGTCGCCCGACATTTCGAACTGATAGTCAAACGTATTGATGATGCCGGTGAATAGGTATTGGCTGCCGCGTTTCAACCTAATGGCCCGCATAGGGGCGATGCCTGGCTGATTGTTATCAGGGTCGTAATAGGGGCTGCCGACGTCGTATGGGGACAGTGCGCCGCCTGCCAGTTCGTCATCAATTACGACGGTCATGGTGCCAGCACCGAACTGGTCGGTTGGCCGGTGGCGGCCGCGCCGGTAGTCAATGCGCTTGACGTACTCAGTGACATCGGCGTAAGTGGTGGTCGGTCCCAGCAGGAAATCATTGTTATCCAGTACACCCTTCACAGGGTCATCCAACCGAAACGAACCGAAATCGAACCCGGTATCGATTTCTAGCGTGTATGTCCCACCGTTGGGAACTGTGGCTGGCATCAGTCCACCACGCCGAACGCCCCGGCCACCGTGATATCGATGTAGCCGCTGCGTCGTTCGTATTCTTTCAACGCATCCACGACAGCCTGGCCGCCCGCTTGCGGGTCAATGGATTGGGCGTAGATGGTGTACTGGTTGTAGTTGCCGCCCGCACCGGCGTTGCGGCCAGCCCCGGCCATACCTGAACTGAACAATGCGCTGGCACCCTTGACATCTGCCGGGGTCTTGGCCTTGCCCAATAGCCCGGTGACGGTGCCGACGGTGGCTTCAATGCCGGCCAGGTATGACTGGGCTGCGTCGATGCCTGCCTGGTAAAACTTGGCGGCCGTACTCATGCCCAGTTCGTCGGCTACCCGTTCGATGGTGTCCACTAGGGCGTTTACCTGCAATACGGATTCTGCGCCGCCCAGGATGGCGTCAGCGATTTCGGTTCCGCGATCAACACCGGCAGCGATGACGCGGCGCAGCGCGGATTCGGACAGCCCTGCGTCTAACAGTTGGCGCACCTTGCTGCTGAACACGGTGGTGCGGTCAGCCTGTTCCTGCAATTGATCAATGAACCCGCTGGCCACATTGTCACCGGCATTGGTAAACGCGGCGTCCAAGTCCAGTGCGCCCAGCGCAGCGTCGCGGGTCGATTTGTACATTTCATCGAACGCATCCCGGGCTTCATCGACCTTGCGGCGTGCCGCGTCCAAAGCGTCGCCCATCTGCTTTTCAAGCACAGACGCCAATTCCTTGGCCTGGTCGGCCAGTTTTTTCTTACGTTCCGCCAGTTTGTCGGTGGCCTTGCCGGCCTTGTCCTTATCTTTTTCGTCCTCATCCAACGCGCCACCAAGGTTGGTGATTTCCGTTTTCGTCTTGCCGACTTGGTACCCCAAGCCTTCCATGCGCTTGATTTCGGCGTCCGTCCACTGTGACGTCGCATTCAATTTGCGCAGGGCTAGATCGGCTTCATAAGCGAGGCCCGCGAAAATGCCTTCGGTGCTTAGTGCCAGGTCTTTCATTTTGCCGTTGATTGATTGCCAGGGCTTGCCCTGCAACGACATGACCAGTGTTCCCACAAGGTCTAGACCGAATGTGATCGGGCCTAGCACTTTATTGACGACAAATTCAGCGAACTTGGCGAACGCTGTGGCCATGCTGCCCAGCGACTTGATGACGCTGACACCTGACTGACCGAACGCGGCCGCGAACGCAGCCACCGCGCCGCTTAGACCCTTTTCACCGAACCCATCGATCGCCATGTCAATGGCGGGAATCATGCGATCGTTCAGGAACGTGACTACCCGTTTTACGACCGGTAGGAATACTTCACCTAACTTGGCTTTTACATCTTCGATCTGGGCAGCCAGAATGCGCTGCTGGTTCGCCAGCCCGTCGCTAGTACGTTCGAAATCGCCTTGTGCGTCGCTGGTCTGTTCGAAGATCAGTTTCTGTGCGGCAAGGATTTTCTGCTGGCTGGTCAGTGCGCCGTTGCCCTTGTAAATACCCATTTCCATTGCGGCCTGCTTCAAGGACGCATCGTTCAGCAGGACGCCGTAACGGCGCATCGGTTCGGCTTCGCCGCGCAGCGCGGCCCCTAGGGCTTGTACAGCGTCAGCCGGGTTGGTGTTATTGAATGACGCCAGGTCTGACGCCAGTTTTACGAAATCGGTACTGAACGTGGACAGGTCTTCGCCTGCCAGGCCAGCGGCTTTACCGAATACGCCGAACGTGCTGGCGGCGGCTAGTGCTTCGGTTTTCGATTGGCCTAATGCGCGTGCGGCTTTTCCAGCGAAATCTTCGACGGCGCGGGCTGCTTCACCGAATACGACACGGTTTTTCGACAGCGATTCTTCTAGGTCGGACGCGGCCTGTACGGCCGGCATGATGCCCTTAGTGAACCCGATGATTGCGGCGGTGCCGGCCAGTGCGGCAGGTAGCAGTGCTTTCTTGAACAGGAACGCGGCTTTTTCGGTGCTGCTACCCAGTGATTGAAATTCCTTGACGGCACGTTCAACACCCTTGCCATTGAACTGGGTGACGATTGGTAGCAGTACAGACATGGTTCTATTATCCCAGCACCAGGTTACGGTTCACCTGCTTCATCAGATCATCAATCAGCAACTGCATCTGCTTTTCGACTTCCTGACGGTTCATTTCGTATGCAGGCCACAGCACGCGGCTGGATTTGCCTTTCTTGGCTTCCAGTCCAGCGATCATGAAACGGCCCTGTTCGGTGGCTGGCTGGTTGCGGCGGCCTGCCATGTCATAAATGGCATTGATGGCCCCGGACCACGACACATAGAACGTGGCCAGGTTGCGTACATAACCGCCGTATTCCTTTGGCTGTTTCGTGGACAGTCGGGCTTTTATGTATGACTGGCCGATAGTGCCGTCCCAGGGCAACAGTTGGCGGCCCTTGTCGGTCCATTTGCGACCCCAGCCACTGATCGGGGGTGCGACAGGGGTTTTCGCCTTGGCTTCATCGACCACAGGTTTCACGATCTTCTTGAAATCCTGGGTGACCTTGCGGCGTGCCTTCTTGTCAAGGCTGTTTAGTTCGCGCAGTGCTTCCTTCAAGCCGACGACGTTCAAGGTCGTTTCGATCATCGGGTGCGTTTCTGTTCTTCGGCCACCTTCAATACGGTAGCCAAATCCCGGGTGTCGAACTCATCGATTGGGGGCCAGTAACCAGTGGCCAGCAGCAATTCGGCTAACTGGCGGCGGTAACTGCCCCGTCCGTAGGGAACGATTCTTCACTGTCCACCACTTCCAAATCGTCCAAGGCTTCCACCCAGGTGTCGAAATCGCTGATCTGGCCGCCCTGTTTCTTCATGCTGGCCCACGCCAGGAATGCCAAATCTTCGACAGCGAACCCGGCAGCAAGATCGCCGGCCCGCTTCTTGTATTTGCGTTCCCACTGAATGATTGTCCCCAGGCTGGTTTCCACCACCTGCGTGGTATTGCCTGCCGTGACCTTGATTTTCAGTTTCATGTTGCTGCCTTTACTGGTTACGGTGCGGTGGTATCGATCGTGAGTGCGCCGCCCTGCAACGTGATCTGCACTTCGGACAGTTCACCGATGCTGCCGTTCACGATGTCCAGCGATTCCAGGTATGTTTCGGCCAGTTCGAACTTCGGGTTCGTTGCCGATTCATTACCGCTGGCCGGCTTGACGCTGACGTAACACTGCGTTCCGACAAGCGGCTGCAACAGTGCGTAGGTTTCGCTGGTCGCGTACGACATAAGGAACGTAAGGGTGCAGGTGTGGTTCTGCAATCCGGCGGTGTAGCGGCGGCCATTGGAACCGAACGCGGTGCTTTCCAGTGCTTCGACCACTTGTGTCAGCACGGCCGATTTGCACTGGTCGGTGATGTCGGTGCCGGGCGACGTTGCGCCGATGGTGACGACGGGGTTAGCGAGGTAGGTGACTGTGGCCATGATTAGTCCTTCCGTTTCTTGGTAGTAGTTCTAGCAGTTTTTTCGGGTTTCGGTGCGTCATCGACGGAGGCAACGATGATGCCGGCGTTCAGCAGGTAGGGAATGTTTCGGGTGTGTGCGTCGGTGAGGGTGTCGCCTGGTTGTAGGCCAGCGAACGGGCGTTGGATGATGTAGGTCATGGTGCCACCTTGGTGCCGATTTCTAGGTCATAACTAGCGTACGACGCGCCACCGATCTGGGTCACGGTGGGGCGACCTGATCGCAGCCCGATCTTGGCGGCCATGATCTTGTCGGCCAGTTCCAGCAGTTTCGCCAGTGCTTTACGGTCACCGGGGCCGATGGTTAGCACCTTGATGGTGAAGTCCATTTCGGGTATGACGTTGGTGTGCATGGTGAATGATGGGGCTTCAACCAGGATGCAAGGCGGGTTGATGTTGCGCGGGTCGCTGTTGTACACCACTGGCAGGTTGGTGATCTGCCCTAGACGGGTAACTAGGGCGTCGAATCCTTCGTTTAGCGTGTCAGACACTAGGCCACCTGTGGTCTGTTGCAGCCCAGCAGGCGCAGAATGTCACCGAAAGACCCGCCGACGGGTGCGCCGGTGGCCAGCGGGTCGAAACTGGCGTATTGGTCGATGCTGCCGCGCATACGGTACAAATAACCGGCGTACATGACGGCCGCCAATTTGGCTGAATTATTGGGGGCTGTGCTTGTACTGTCGCTGTACCCGGCTTCCCTGCGTCTGTTCCAGCACCAATAATTCGATGCGGCGGTTGCCAGCACCAACAGGTCATAGTCGGCTGATGGCCCGGTGACGGTGAATCCCAGCCAATCTTCGACGTCGCCGACGGTTATCCAGGTGACTGTCACCGTGTAGGTGAGTGTGCCGGCGGTGGGTGTGCGTGCCTGGTTGGTGGCTGTGCGGGCGAACGCAATCTGATTTGGGATGATCATCGCGGTGTCGTACAGGTAATCGCCGTACTGGTCCACACCTGTAAACAGGTATTGGGGTACGGCGGTCACCGTGTACGTTCCGTTCCATGCACCTGCACTGGTGATGGTGATGCTGTCGCCAACTTCCACAGGGGTGGGCGTCAGCGTCTGAATGACGCCGACGTTATCCACCACCTGCGTGTTGGTGAGTGTGTAGGTCGCCACTAGGCGGCCTCCTTAGTGCTTAGAAGTCGAACCAGGCGAACTTCGTGTTGTCGATAAACAGGGCAGCGAAGTACCCGCGAACCGACAACTGGCGACCAAGCACGTCGGGCTTTTCGATGCTGACGAGGCCTTTCATCGTTTCATAGATTTCGAAACCTGCGTAGGGGCCTGCGGCGGTGCCAAGGCTGATGAAGTCGCCAGCGAAATCCAGGCCCGGGTCTACGACCAGGGACAGGCCCACCGGGTTGGCAATCGTTGATGCGGCTGACATCTGGCCCGAAGCGTTCATCGGGTTCAGCGTCGGGAACAGCGGCCGGTTCTGATCATCGACCAATGCGCCGATGGCTTCGAATCCGGGGGTTCCCATCAGCAGGTGCGTCGGCATGACACGACCAGCGGCAAGCACTTTCACTGCACCGGCGTACACCTTGGCAATGAAATCTTCCGATGTTCCGTCCCACGTGCCGACCGATTGGCCGCCGCCGATGTTGTTGGCGAACACGCTGCACGCATAGTTGGACGTTGCGATGGCGTACTGGTTGGCAAGGTCGCGCACCAAAATGTCCAGCGCAGCCGGGTCCGTCCAGTCGATCGTCTGTTCGGCAATCAACACGGTGCCACCGAACGTCAGTTTCGTCACCACGATGTCATCGACCAGCATGGTCGTGGACGACAAGCCAGTAAGTTCGGTGTTCTGCTGTGCAACGCTTGTGTGCGTCACGATCTTCGGACGAATGAACGTCTTACCTGCGCCCGGCATTGCACGCGCACCGATCGCGGTAACGATCGGACGAAGCGGTGCGATGTTGTCGAACGTAGGTCCAAGAATCGGAACCGGCACAACGCCAGGGAAATCAGCAACGGTTTGATCGCCAGCGGCTGCGCTGATCGGCGCGTGATGTTCAACCCACAACTGCACTTCACGCTTGGCGGCTTCGGCCGCTTCGCCACCACGAATGTACGCCGTCATGTACTCAGCGACGGTCGGCAACTTGGTAGGCACACGCTTGGCCTGCGCCCAGACGGGTGCGGTCGGTGCGGGTGCGGGTGCTTCGGTTTCGTTCTTCGTGATATCCATGTCGGCAGTCTCCTTTGCCTGGTTGTGTGTGATCTTAGTGGCAGCAACGCGGGTAATGCGTGCATCCTTGAACGCGGGTTCGGCTACCAGACTGATTTCGCGTAGCACGCCCTTGGCGACGATCAGGTTTCCGGCGTCGTCGTATCCGGCGTCGATCGGGTCCACCCCAACGGACACGCTGTCGATGGCACCGTCCTTGACCAGTTCCAGGGCGTCGTTTCCGTCGCGGCTGGCACTGATTCGGGCGGTAAACAGCAGCGCATTGGGGGTTTCCTGCAATGCCTGAACCACGCCAACGATCTGGGTGCTGTCGTGATATTTCATCAGTTTCGGCTTGCGGCCTGATTCGATGGTGAGGCTGCCGGGCTTGAAGATCACCGACTGGCCGCCTGACACGGTGGCCGGGGTGTTGTATGGCACCGCCACCCCACTGATTTCGCGTCTGCCAGCCCCACTGTCGCTGGCTTCAATGACGGTGACGGTGCCGGCGCACACGATAGTCGGGCCGTTGTAATTGCTGGCCGTCATCGTCATTTCGTCGTTTTCTTTTTCTTCCAGGAACCCACCGGGTTCGATGCCTTCTTCCAGGCTGATTGCCACCATCTGATCGACTGCATCCTGTTGGGTCAGGTGACAGCCCAACACTTCCCCGTCGTCCTTGACGACGGCGTAGCCGGCGCAGCCTTCGGCTTCTTCGGTGACGTAGTACGGCATTTAGTTGGCCTCCGATGGGGTGATGGAACTGCCGGAACCAGCAGGGGCAGCAGTGTCCTGCTGGCCCGACAGCCCGTTTTCTTCCAGGTAGGAAGTAACGTCTAGTTCGATGTAGCGGCCGCGTGGCGTCACGCTAGGCATCGACAGGGTTTGTTCAATGCATTCGATGTACGGTTTACTGCCGAACAGGTACAGATCTTGGCGTGCTTGCTGGGCGTTCTGGTATGTCATGCCTGAACCGACAGGTGCGTTCACTAGGTACGCGGGGATATTGGCGACGCGGGACAGTTCAACAGCCTGATATTGGCGTGCCGCTACTAGTTCCATTTTCGACGGGTCGATGTTTGATTCTTTCCAATCAACGTATTCGTTCAGCGCACCGATGGCACCGTTCTGTCGTGCTTCCGACCATGCTGCTGCTAGTTCTGCCAGGTCTTGCCCAGACATGGGTTCACCGCCAGTTTGTTTCAAGTAGCCGGCAGGTACTTCCATCGTGGCGAACCGTTCGGCTGCACGATCAAGACGCAACGCGGTGGTGATCGCACGCTGCCCGGTAACGATCAGCGCGGGAATCGGTGACAAGAACTGCACAACGTCGCGCGTGTTCAACTGCACACCCTGGAAATAGATCTGGTTTGACGGTCCCCAATATGACGCGGCCGGTGACACCTGGTCCATCGTCGTGACATCGACGGTGGGAATCCAGGTAAATGCGCTAGGGAATCCTGCGGCGTTGCGTTGGGTGACAATCCAGAACGCACGCCCCCACATAATCAGGTCCTGCGTTGTCTGGGCCAGTATGAAATTACGGGTCACGTTCGGGTCGGGTTGCTGAAACCAGGTGTCGGGTGGCAGTTCGATGCGTTCGTATTCGTCGCCGTTCCATTGGCGGCCATACTGTTTGATTTCCAGCGACGACACCATGCCACAGATCAGGTCACGCGCACGGCTGATGGTTGGCACTTGCAGCGCGGCAACGACGGCTGCGTTATTCGTGTAATTGACGAATTCCCCAACCATCGGGTTACCGGCCGCGGCTGCGGCTACCGCCGTTTCGGGGCGGTTCACCATCTGCACTGGCTTAGGTGTGAAGAATCCCATGCCTGTGATGCTAGGCCACACGGCGCGGCATACTTGTGGCAATCACCGGGCGGCGTACGTTCGATGTGGGTTTAGCGGCCAGCGCGGCAGCGATCACTAGGCAGCGTGCCAGTTCGACGGGGCCGGGTGATTTGTTGCTGCTGATGGCGATGCTGCCGGGTGTCTTGACTGCGACGGCGCGGCCACAGTGTTCGGCCAGCATGGTTTCGCCGGTGTGCGCCAAACGGCGTTCGATAATCATCTGTTTTACTGCGCCGGTGTATCGGGTTATTTCTTGGTAGCCCCAAATGGTGCGCCGGTGGGTTAGATCGGTGGGGCAGTGGGTGTCCAGGGTGGGGGTGATGTACAGGGCCACACCGGGGTTGTCGGCTAGTTGGCGGCGTACTTGGTCCCAGAACTGTTCGCGGGTGTCAGCCATAAACGCAACGGTGCAGGTAGGTACGCCTTCGGCGTTGGCGTTGGCCCTGACAGCGACGTAGCGGCCGTCATCGATTGACACTTCACAGGCCAGCACGCCACCTGGTAACGGGGGCAAATCGGTGCGGCATTTGTCGAATTGGCCTGGAAGCAGCC